GTATTCAATCTCGGTTTCAATACCCCAAGCGCAAGGGTTGTTAATCAATTCATTTAATTTGGCGATTTCCTCATCAATCCACGCTATAACTTCATCGTGTGTCATATGGACGCCATCAATCGGACCTTAACTGCAAACTCTAAGTCCTCGAGTGTGGAGTTGTTGTGAAGGTATGCGTCAAAGTCCCAGTTATCTATATCGTGTTCTGATACGTGAGAGTTAACTGCCTCAACACCGGTGCGCTCTACACGCCAAATCTGCCCGCCATTGGCCCGTACCATGTCAGCTTCATTAAAGAATCTAACATCTGTAATAACATATTTAAGGTCTAGTCTAGGTTCATCTAGCATAGTCTTCATTGCTTGATGTACCCAAAACCCTTCACCAAATACCTTGCGAGCACCAACACCAAGCTCTTGAAGCAACCTACGAACTTCCGGAGTTTGTTTGGAAACCTCCCAACCATACTCATCAACCAAATCAGATAAACGTGAGTTGCCTGAAATAAGTGGGTTGAGCGTATACAGCAATGTTCTAATTGGATCCGCAAAGGCAACCCTTGTAAACCCATGGTTTTCTACTAGATACTTAGCCACGGTATCTTTACCTGACTGTGCGTAACCTGATAGACCAATAATCATTCTTCCCCCTTTGTTGCTCTACGCTTCATGCAGCATGTGCAATAGCTGTATGTATATCCTGTAAATGGGCATTGGGTTCCAGAACCCTCAATATAAGAGTGCCCCCATATATAACACTCAAGCTTATCTAACAACTTCACGCAAAAGCCGCCTCTCCAAATACAGAATGCTTAGCAGTCTGTAGTCCCAGTATAACCGATTCCACACCCATATCGCCAATATCCTTGGCTTCGGTGGTATAGCTAAAGAACTTACACTCAAGCCCGTTCTCTCGGATCTTAGCCAGCATCTCTTTAGAGGCTTTAAGACCGGCAGCATCTACCTTTGGATTATCAAAGGCAACAACTAAGCTGTCGGCTGAACGCATAAGATCTAACTGATCTTTGCTGAAGGAGGCTCCGTAGGTTGCGACACCTCCGGTGATTCCCAATGACAAGAGCTTTACGCAATCAAGTGGAGACTCCACTATGATCATAGGGCCGTTGGAGTAGTTACCAAAACCAAACAAAGTCTGAGACTTCTTAACTCCAGTTGGTCGGTTGCGGAACAACCTACTCTTCTGCCCCTTCTCCTGCCAACCCATGAGCTTATTACTAAATGGCTCACGGATGGGCAGGATCCAGGATTCGGCATTAGTATCCCAAAGGACTCCGTAAGAGTTTGCGGCCTCTAGGGACAATCCTCGGGCTTCTAATGCCCATTCAGGAGGAGATGTAAAGACTGCGAGCCTAGCTTCGGACATCTCGATAACCCTTTGGATAGGGATATAAGAGTTCTTAGATTCTTCAAGCTGCTTTACAAGCAGGTCAAAGTTAACCTCGATATTCTGACGCAACCAATCTTTGGCGGCATCAAAGTCCAAGCGTCCAAACTCTGTCTCAAACTCGTTAACCTCAGCTACAAGGGTAAACAAGTTACCTTTGTATCCGCAAGAGAAGCAGTGGTGTACACCGGTCTCAACGTTAACTGACCATGATGGATTTGAATCTGGACGTCCTGTGCGCTCTAAGTGCATAGGACATAGACCCAAAAGCTCATCTCCTCGCTGGGTAGTCTCAATACCCATGCGGAGTAAAGCACTCTCTACATCGCCCTCACGATACATATTAGTCCTCTTCTAGATAGTCGTCCTTAGGCCTGTCATCTACACGTACATAATCTTCTGGCATATCTACTGGGGTTGGGGCGGTTGCCTTAGTTCCACAGAGTACGCACTCCATCTCAAGCATATACATTGAGATCTCATAGTCTTCGAACATACACTGCACATTCCAAAGCATTGAACCGCAAGGGCAAACGTGTGTTGGCTCTCCTGTAATGTCCATTGCTTCTGAATAATCTGGCTTAGGGATATCTCTTATATTTTTGATAATCGTAACCGCTTTCTTTCTCTAGGTGTTGTACCTCCCCAAATGCCCTGTAGCATCGGGGTCTGCATTGCGTAATCTAGGCACTTGCCTTTGATCCAGCAGTTGTCACAAACTGCTTTAGCTTTTTCGACCTGTGCTGTATCCGAGTAATACTCTGGAAAGAAAAGATTTGAGTCTTCTTCAATGCAGAGTTGAGTACCGTCAAACGGACTAGATCTGAGTACCAAAGGATCCATACTCTTCAAAGCGTCCGCCCTCCCAGTCCCAAAGTAAGTCGCTAGTAGCTGGGCCGGAGTTACGGCTAGCCACGATGCGAAGTTCACGTGAGGAGTCATCTTCCTCGTCTTGCTTTTGAAGTCCCAAGATAACATCTGAGTCTTGGAAGAATGATGAGGAGTAACCGATAGAGTCTGCGCTTACCTGGCCACGCTTCATCTTCCAAAGAAGAACCTGGGTTGAGATAACGATAGGGATGTTATGCCTTTGCGCCAAACGCTTTAGGTTACGAGTAATGCTGGTAAGTGCTCCCGGAGTATTTGACTCTCCGCTTGCCTCGTCCACCATCAAGTACACGCCGTCTACAAAAACAATATCTGGACGAATCTTTTCGATCTTTGCTTGAAGTCCTGAGACAGTCATAGCAGAGGAAGAATCCGTAAGATAGAACTTCTGCATGGAGTCCATCTTCTTAAGCGCCTCTTTGTACCGGCGTTCTTCGTCAAGGTTGAGGTTTCCACGAACAAGTCGAGAGTGGGCAATCTTAGCTCGCATTGCATCGTGACGGTGTTGCTGCTCAATGTTGGTCATCTCAAAAGACTGGAACATAGGGACGTAACCATCTTCGTGCACGTTAACAGCAATCTGCATAGCTAGCACAGACTTACCTGTCTTAGGAGGAGCAATGATAGTAATTAGCTGACCTGGCTGTAACCCGGCAGTAGCTTCGTCAATAGTCTTGAAGCCGGTGCGGTAGCCAAGCAGACCCCCATCACGAGTCTTGATAGACATGTACTCATCAAAGCGCTTTTCAGGCGCCTCAGTAAGATCTATATCAGAGGTCTGTGCGATGCCCTCGTCAAAGATTGTAGAGATACCTTGAGCCATCTCTGCGATGGCCTTCTCGTGATCTCCAGAAGCAATGGACTCTGCAGCGTTCTGCACAACCTCAATAGTCTTCTGGCGCTTACGGTAGTCAACTAGTTGATCTACAAGGTACTCAAGCGAATCCTCTACGGCAAGCAAACGATAAGTAGGGAAGTTATCCTTAACCGTTACGGCTGTTGGGACCTCTTCGTACTTTGTCCAGTGCTGCCTAATAAACTTCCAGACAGCTCGGTTCTCCGCATTGTAAAACCAGTTGTCTTCTAACCCGGCCTCTAAGGCAGGTATGATCTCACGGGTACGTACTACCCTAGAGATTAACCTCTCTTCGTTATCTGCCGCCATTGTTTGCCCCCAAGTCCATATACCAGTGCCCATAACGTAACCCACGTTCGGGTATATCAATCACATGCTTTACTTCTGGCCTGTAAGGTAATTCTGCCACAAGGTCTGCCACAACGTTATACGCACTGGCATAATTAAATGGATTAGTTCCTAGGTTATCTAGGTCCTCAAGCACCTCATCCATTTCTTTCTGACTATACTCAAAGCCAACAAGCTCTAACGTATACTCGTAACTATCTTTGAATCTCCAAAACGTGGCCAGAGCTAAGCGGTTATATGTAACCTCTTCTTCTGCAACCATTAACCCCAATACTTTTTTCAAAGAGGGGCGGCGATCTATAATGCAGTCAAGAGTAACTAGGACTCTTTGGGGAATTTCATTTGATATGTCGCCCCCACGCATATCTAGAGAACCTCTACCCGACCATACTTTACAAGAAACTGTCTAAAGTTTTCAGGATCTTCTTTTGCAATAGACGACTCTTCCCTAGAAGCTTTGTTAGAAACTTCTACCGGATAGATACCATTGTTTGCTAACATCTTTTTTTGGACAAACGAGGTATGCTTACAACGAGTTCTAGAAGAGTGGCCGGGACAGTCGCAACGAAGGCGAGCAGTATCTAGGTTAATCTCTACGCTGTGAACTCCGGTGTCGGACAAAAAGATCTGCGTTGCCTGCCATTCTTTCATAGTCATATCCTTCATTTACGTCGGTCCCCCTTAGGTGCAATTATCGCAAGATTCATAAAAGCTTCACGGGCAAAACTCTCCATAGATTCTCCGTAGATGTACCAATCCTTGAGAGGAACGTTTGTCGTAACAATCGTTGGTAGACCTGCGTTGTATCTGGAACGTAGCAGAGCATCAAACTGATTCTCTGACCACTTAGAGCCTGTGCGATATTCCTTGCCTAGGTCGTCCAGTACAAAGACTGGAACGTTGTTGGACTTGTCAGCGTCTCCGTAGATGCTATCAAGCTTAAGTTGGACATTTTCGTCCATTTCGTCAAACTGAGACTTCTGAAGCCGTAGAAGCTTTGGATAGTCCATAAAGACCCCTACACGCTTTGGAAGCTTTCCTGGAGTTCCTAGTGTCTCTCCTGAGATACCCCTAATAAGGCTTTGAAGGGCCGTAGAAGCCAGCGTAGTCTTCCCGTGACCTGGTTCCCCTACTAGCAGTACACCAAGGCCGCATTTAGGGCTCCCAACCTTTTTAATGACCTCTCCAGCTAGAACACTGTCCACCCATTTCTTGACGGCCAAAACTTCTGCTGTCTGGTCTAGATCTGAGAACTCTTTGCCGATTGACTTTAGTGGGACTCCGGAGTTGAGAATCTGCTTCTGGATTGTTGGAGACTCTTTGGTGATATCAAACATTTACTCCCCCTCTAGTAGTTGCATCATCTTTTCTTGCTGGGCTAAGAAGTCTTCATCTACGTAAACCTTCTTAGTAGTTCCTTTAATCTGTGCTTGGGTTGTTTGGTAGTAAGCAAAGAACCTCTGCCACAAAGGCTTGCCGCTTCCTACATCGTGTAAGTTGCGAGGATCTGCAAAGAACATTCGGATGCCCTTTAGGATAACTACACGCTCAGTGCCTTCGCCAACCTTCTTGTTGATCCATGTGCTGAGAGTCTGGCTGTTAACCTGATCGGACATTCCGTGATTGGCTTTGTCTGAGAGGTCGTAAAACTCTGAAACAAGATCGCTAGTGGACCAAAGCTCCTCTGGAGTGTTGATCCTGTCCTTGCCGTAACGTTGGGCTTTGACTGGCTTCTTGTATTTTGCGTTCAGACGAGTCTGACGGTCTTCAAGCTTTCCTACAGATCCAACAACATCATCGCCCTTCATAGCCTCTAGGCGACGAAGTTGGCTCTTGGTTAGCGGGGTTTCTTCTTCCCCATCAAGATTCCACGCCACTGTTTCCTCCTTAAGAGGCGCTTGCGCCTCAATAGATACAGTTACGTTAGTAACTGTATCTATGTTAGTACTAGTAGTTATATCACTAGTAGTTGCATAGTTGTCTATATACAGGTGCCCTGAAAACCCGTTATTCAGAGACATGAGCTTTACAGCCTCGTCCGTGAACTTAAGTTGAGATACCCACTGGTTGTTGTTCCGTACCCGGACAGTCTTGATGTACCTAAAGTCCTTGAGTTCGTTGATGGCAGCCTGAAGAGCGTCACGGCCTTCCATGACGTCTTGACTTGCCCTGAGTTCATCTGCTGAAATTACTCTACCCTTTTCCGCAAAATGGTAGAACAAAGCTTTAGCCCTAAGCGAAAGCTTAGGATTTGAAATTGGTTTTAACATATTACCCTCCTGGTTATAGTTTACCGCCTAGGTATACGGTTTGGCAAACCGCGAGCCGTTCTAGGATTCACTCCCGTAAAAAGTTGCTCGACAAGGTATGACAAAGTGAGCCCCACGAATGTGGAGGCTAAGGAGTAGACGAATAAATATTTTGTCCGTGTATCTAAGTTTAGACAAAACAAAGTAGAAAGTACAAGAGCTGTTAAGCCCCTCCACTTACCGAGATTGATTAACAATCCCTCCACAGCCGTTAGTAAACATGCTGTGGCAAGTCCCGAGATAATTACTAGTGTCATGGCATTAGTATACGGGGCGAAGAACCACCCTGTCAATTCCGAACGCAACAGTGTTGCTGTTGCCTCCTGTTGGAGTACACGTTACACTTATAACTGCATAAGCTGCGCCCACTAAGTTAGATGTGTAGAACGTAGTTCCTAAGTATGCCCAACGGTTTGTTTGAGTAACCGTTGCAGTAACAGGTGTGTTAGTTGGAGAACCTGTAGTTGCAGTCCATATCGCAGTTCCCGCAGCATTGTAAAAAGTAGTTGTAAGAGTAAACGTTCCGACAGCTGCAGTCTCTGGTCGTACTGCTACAGCTAGATAAAGTTTTGTGTTACCTGGAATATAAACGTTTCCAGTTGTAATACCAAAACTAGATCCGGTACCGGCGCTTAACACTCTTGCGTATGCTTGTCCATGAGAAACGTTATCACCAAACAACATACCTCTAGATACTTGTCGAGTAAGAGTTGCAGTTACTCCGCTCCAGTTACCTAAGCTTGATTCAAAAGAAGAGTTAGGTACAAGTGACGAAGTTAGATCAGAATAGCCAGGGGTACTAACTCCAGAGTCAATCCTCCATGAGTTACCTAAGGCAACTAAAGAACCAAGACTGTTCTTAAGACGAGATGCTTTAACACTGTAGTTATAGAAGTAACTTCCTTTTCCACTACCAATGCTGGCTCGTCTTGCAGACCAAATTGTCTTTGCCGTGTTTAGCGGGTTAGGTACAGAGACCGTAGGGCTTGAGGTAACCAAGAATTGATTAGGTACCCGGCCGTATTCCACCTGAACAGCGTCAATGTGGAAGTATGTGTTACCTGTTCCTGTTATTGTAAAGGTTGGTGCAGTTGCGCCAGCCGCCAATGTTTGCACGGTGCTGATCCTAGTCCAGTTAGACGACTGTGCAGCAGGTACAGTAAATGTGCTTGAGCCAATAGTGTATGTGTAAGCGACACCTGCAGGTCCACGGACGTAAGCAGAGATTACAACGTCTTCTCCACCCAAAGCTGCTCCAGGAAGATAATAGGTTCCCGTAATTGTTCCAAGAGTGGTGTAAGTTACCTTACCCCAAGATGTTCCGTCATAAGCCAATGTGTAGCCGTTGTCACTAGAACTTTTTGTAATGGTTGTTCCGGTACCAGCAGACCAATCTGACGTGTCTGTTTCAAACGAACTGTTGGACATAAAGTTAGAGATAACCTTAGTCTCCCAAAGACAGTTGTTGATATTGTGGTAAGGGGCTTCGGTTGGATCTGTTGGAGTAACTCCGCCGTTTCCAGAGTAATAGTTGTTAACTGTAGAAGACGGTTCTAACATTGCTGCGTCTACCCAGAACGTTTGGCCGGTAGTTGCGTTAGGGAAGTACACAGAACACTTAGCTAACGGCATGCCTGAATCTTGGTCATACTGCGGAGCAATAGCTGTTACACCAAGCTGCGTAGTAGTTGTACCAATGGTGGCATTATTTGTTTGGGTATACACAGTAGTTGGGTAGTACTGACCATTAGCGTCAGAGTAAATAGTTCCAGTACTTACTGGAATAATTGAGTTACCATTGCTTGAAGTTTGGTAGCTAGGTTGATTAGAAAATTCAATCTGAACATAGGCAGGTTGAGAGGTGCCTGCGGTTATGTAAGCACTAAAGGTAAACAAAGTTCCAGGATCAACAGGAACCCAATCAGTTACATAGCCTACATATACGCTGCTACTTGCGTTAGCCGTAGATGTCAGTTTAGCTGAATAAGTTCCGTGGACTACGTTTGTAGTATCTAGTGCAAGAGTTCCATTTAAACCTGCCCAAGAGTGCAAGCTTCCTGTAGAGACTAATGTAACTGAAGAAGCAGGGCTTTCAAAGTCTGGGTTAGGAAGGTAGTTCTCACCCTCACCCTTAATACCGACGTGAATAGTCCTTGAGTCTTCAAAGTAAAGCGACTGGTTAGCTACCTTAAGTTGGAAGTAATCAAAAGCGTAGTTGGTTGCAGTGGCTGCTGATGGGGTTATTGTAAGAATGATCTTAGCAAACGATGCGTTAATAGGTGCGGTGCTTCCTACCAATCCAGCATACGTACTGAATCTTTGCCACGCAGTTGAAGAGGTTGTGGTAGGGCCGGCAGCGGTAGTGCTGATATACAAACCTGTGTAGGTGTACCAAGCAATCTGGGCGGTGGTGGTTGCTGAAACCCCACCAGTCTGATGTGTGATATATCCACTAAAGATATAGTTAGTACCGGCATCTACGGGAATACCGTAGGTGGTGATGTCTGCTGCCGAAGATGGCAACGACATGGTTATAGCAGTTGTTGCAGCAGTGGCAAGCTTGGCATAGCCTACGCTTCTAGGAAGAAACGCAGTGTCATAAACCATAGTTGTTGGGTACAGAGTAGCGGGGAAAGTCCCGGTATAGTTTCCGTTAATATCCTTGGTATAAGTGTTCTGCGTAAAAGTTCCGCTGCTTACGTTCCAAGCCCCAAGAGATTCTTCAAAAGAAGAATCGTTATAGGTTAACATTAGGTTAAGGCCTGTAGTAACGGTGTTCTCTAGGTGGGTAGATGAAACCGTATAGTTCTTAAGTCCAAGAGGTTGACCTTTGTATGAAGAGATGACGTTTCCTGCAGATGCCAATGATCTATGGTAGCTATCTCCCAAAGATGGTTGGTAGGTAAATCCAAAGTCTAAGATCTTAGGGTATAGGAATGCATTTGGTGTGTAGGCAAAGTTATTAGATTTGGCTAAAAGCTCGCCTTCAGTTCTAAACAGGTCGTACATAAAGGCAAACTGCTGCATTACTTTATAAAAGGTAGCGTTGGTATCTCCAGTATTACCAGAATTTGGTACGCCTGTCTGATCTAGAGACTCAGCATCGTTAAACCAAACCCTTGGAAGCCAAGAAGAGATTTGAATTAGTGACTCTTTATCTTCTACAATTTTTGCATAGCTGTCTCCGCAGAAGTGCCAGATAGACCCATCAAAAACCCAAATAGAGTAGCTTGCTTCTTTTCCAACAGAGTCATAGTTAATGTCTATATAGTTTGAGCCATAGCCTGTATAAGTAACACCACTAGATGAGTAAGGTCCGCCAGCAAGCCTGATACCATCATTAGGGTTATCAAGAGTACTGGTGTAGCTTTTAACTAGCATCCAGTATGTAGGTGCAGAGTCAGAAGACGGCCATGTAATGGTGGTCCAACTAACCGATACAGTTCCGTATGTGGTAGCCGTAGCAACTACATTAGCATTGTAGTACGCTGTTGTGTTAGACGCTGTGCCGTACTTAAACCCTGAGTTATATATCGAGGTATTATACTTAGCCATTTACTGCCTCCTTAGGATGTAATACCGCCACTGGCGTTAATAACTAGGTTTGTAGCCGTTAAGAACGGAATCTGATTTGCTGCCAAAGACAAGTCGCTTGGTAGAACTCCCGCAGATGGGGTAGAGCCGTCTGTGCTAAATTGAGTTGGTACTACCGACACTACTCCGTTTACAGCCTGCAGTGTGCTAATAAGCTGGGACACGGGGATGCTTGCGCCAAACGTATTATTGTTATATTCAAATAAACCACCTGCTCCAAGAATAGCCTGGTAGATACCTAAGACAACATCCGAGTTTTTATACGCAGGGTTTACTTTTACGGTTAAGGTTAGATAAACAGGTGCATAAACTGGTGGAAGAATAGTAAGTGTGGTTCCTAACATAATCTTGTCAGCCATATAGCTAGCTACAGTTGACTTTAAAGAATTAGATAAGGAAGTGCCCGATACAGATCCCCAAGCACTAGTAGGTGTTAGGTTAACTACAGTTCCTGAAACAAAAGGATCCAGTCCTCCTGTGGTTAACGTTCCTGTTACAGTACTGGCAATAGTAAAAGTATTTGTTCCAGTAACTGTAATAGCCTGGCCTTGTAAGTTGTAAGTGTACGGACGAATTCCAGAGATGTTTACTAGATCTCCAGTTGCAAAGTTGTGGGCAGACTTAGTTGTATATGAAACAAGAGATCCTGTTCCACCGCTGCCAGATGTTCCGACATCGGTAATTACTGCCGAAGGAAGGCCCGGGGTTGGTGAGGTAGATCCCGCAGAGATTGGCTGCACATAAAGGTTGACTGATGTAAAGACGTTTGCAGTTGCAGCCGCCTTTCCTACACCAAAAGCCTTTAGAGCAATGTTTCCATAGTCATCTAAAGTCACAGCCCTATTTCTAGACCTGATAGTCGCTTGTACTTTTGTTCTAATCTGTGTGATGCTATCCCCATCAGCACCGCCAGATGCTGTAAGAGAGTTAGTAACAGTAAAGTATGTAGAGACCTGTGGGTCAACGTTTCCAGGAACAAAAGAAATTTCTGCAATAGCTCCAGCCAAAACGTTTCCAGAAGAACCTACGCTATTCCTATATAGGGAGCTGATAAGTTGTCCAGACAAAGGTACTGCGCCATTAACTCCATCACCAAACTGAATGTTAAGGGTTCCGTCAGCATTCCTAACAGTAGTAAATACTGTGTCCTTAGGTCCTGATTCTAATAGGTTGTCTAAGTATGTCCAAGTATTAAAAGCAACGCCCTGTCCTACGTACACGTAGATAGAACTGTCAATCACACCAAGATCAATAATTGTATAGGACTGGTTAGCACTTCCATCAGAAGTGCCCAAGCTTAGAGGAAGTGCCTGGTTATATGTGCTGTCAATCAAGTCAGGACGGTCAGTGTTTACTGTCTTTCCTTCAGTAGCTGTTACTGTAACTTGAGCGCCAGGCTGAACTGCTGTAGCTGCTTGAGTTGTTTCAAAGTACGCCAAAGAATAGGGACCGTATGTAAGTGGGGCAATGACCTGAGTTCCAACCGGAAGCGTAACTGTGTTGGTACTTGTGTTAGTAAAGGTTACAGATACCGTTGCAGGTACCGGACCACTTGGGTGGTAGTCGTAAAGGGTAGCAAGGTTTAAAAGACTCTGTGTTTGAATAGCTGTTTGAATGGATGTTTCATTAGCTGCTCGGTCAAGGTAGTGTGACATGATGTCACCCATGTAAGCAAAGGTTTCAACCAAGACGTTACCCAAATCTGAGTAATCTGTAGGGTTCCACTGAGTACCGGTAGCGGTAGAGATCAGGTTAATAAGGTCCGACTTTAAAGCATTAAAGTCTCTGGAGGTGTAGTCAATTTGAGTCATGATCAGATTCCCGTTGGTCCGTAGTAGTTGAAGGTAGCAAGGTTAGCGGTTAAAGAGGCAATGTCGTCGTTAGGAAGCACAATACTTATAGACACAGTATCTACTCCTTGATAGTCTACCCCGGAGGTAGTGACCGTAACATCTTTGATATCTGGCAACCAGGTCTTGATGGCTGTCTTGATGGCTTGTGGAATAGCAAGTTTAGCATCATTATCGTTTTCAAACAAGGCGGATGCCCAGTTGACCCCGTAGTTAGGCAGCATAGGTCGTTGACCAATGTTGGTACTTAATAGGGTAAGAATCCTATCCAGATAAATTTTAACTAGGCTTTGGGCCTGGTTTACTACTCCAGTGTTTGGATCAACACTGTAAGGGTAGCTTAAAGCTGCTGTCATGACTGTACTCCAATCCATACTGGGTATTCAGGATCTCCCGCAACAAACATAACCCACACCAGCTGACCCACTTCAGGTACAGAACGGTGGAAGGTATGCTCAGGGCTGTTTGGGCTAGGTGCTGTGCCGGCTACGGTGCCCGGTGCAGATATCCCACTAGCAGAAGTATAGGTACTTATTTCTTTAGCGTCCGTAGAACTAGCGTTAGAGTATGGAGATGATGAAACTACGCTAGTGCTTGCTTTGTACATTGGGTGGGTAGTTTGATGGGCATGGTTAAGCTGTTTGGTAGCATCTTTTGCAACTACCGTAAGAGCTGGAATGCTGACCGTTACCGTACCGCCTTGAGGATCCGAGCCTGATGCACTAGATGTGGAGGTTGTAAGAAGTGCTGCAATCTGGCTAGCTGTATGCGGGTTATGGTCCGGGTGATATGAGTTATCAGTAATAGGAAGACATGCCAAAGCCCAGTTAGTTACTTCCCCGCCGGTTGGTTGTGGGATTTGAACTTGAATTCGGTTTCTTCCGGTAGGGTCTTGGTTATTAATTACCTTGGCAGAGTAGATACCGTAAAACCGTGTCCTACCCATGAAATCCATACCATAGTCTGTCTCGTTTGGTAGCGCCATCACTTCACAACCTTACTGTTAGTTTTAGACGACCATTGTACCGTCCTTTTAACATTGCTGTTATTCGGTGCCCTTGTAGCGTTAGGGCTTACCCCTGCAACAGCGGGGACTGCGGTAGGCGACTGAGAAACTACAGCGCTGTTTGGTACGGCTGTTGTTTGAGGACTCAAAGAGTTTAAGTTAGGACTGGTGTTATATTGAGACAATGCCGCCCCTGAGGAACTCAAAGATTGTCCAGATAGGTCGCCTTGGATATCCCGTTGTTGGGCTCTTGTTGCCGCATCAGGATCTACTTCCCCAATAACATCTGTACCTACTTCTATCTCCATAATATAGTTAGCCGTAGTTCCACCAAAACTATGTGTAATAGATAATACAGTCCAGTATCCGGACATGTTATTAGGAAGGCCATCTAAGTAAATAGGGTCAAAAAGTTTTAATGTAGGATCGGGAAAGAGAGTCACAATAGCCCTGTGTTGATACCTATGGTTCTCAGCAAAGTTGGCTGCAATTGTTTTAGACTCTGTTAAGCTAGTAGCTACCTCGTGTACATGGTGTTTTTTAAATACAGATGTAGGGGCGCTCTTAGGGCTATTGTTAGAGAAGTTACTGGTCATGGCGCACCTGTAGGAGAACCAAAGGACGGCGACTTAAAGTACTGCGGATTAGGGATGACCACGCCAGACGTACTTGTATTAGGGGCTTTGTATTTGTGCGTGCTATTCAATATCGCACTTGTTTGATGGTTTGTTCCAGCAATAACACGGTCTACCCTAACACCTGCTTCAGGAGCCTGGTCTGAGATAATAGGGTGGAAGGATAGGATGTCCCCAAGAACTTTTCTTTCTCTAGGGATTGCTCCAGCATTTTCATCATTAAGATACTTAAAGTAAGGGGCAGAGTTCTTCTTGCTCTGATAGATCTTATCCTTAGATACAAAGTAGATAGTTGTATTTTCAGATAACAAAGTAAAGCCGGTCTGCTTTGCTAGGCGGCGAAGCAGTTGCCAAAAGCTTTCTCCCGAATGTACGATGGCAGAACGTTGACGTGGGTGACGCTGGGTTACAGCTTCAAATCCAAAACGTTGGCACACCTGTGTTACAACCTGGTCGGCTGTTACATTCTTGTATACCTTTTGGTCCGTATCTTTTAACACCCAGGTAGCTCCTACACATACCATGTCTGTATTTCCACCTTGGTACGTATTTGTTTGGTCTATGTGGTTTACATACCCGTTCCATGTAGTCTTCTTCTTACCGGAAACAATGGTAAAGATAACTGGATCTCCTGAGACAATAGCCGCTCTTTTTAGAAAAGGGTTTCCTTTAAAGTGCAGCACTAAACGGTCATGCTGCTCTATGCCTTGATGAAGTTCAGCTCCCAATAAAAATAGATCCATGTCAGGGGCTTTTGGAAAAGACACAGTAAAAGAAGCCTTGTAGCTTTCAGCTCTCCATACAAAAGACTGAAGCGCAGGTGAGCTAGAGTAATCAGCTGCCATAAGGAACCCTTAGAACAGTTCCAGGAGATATATGAAATGGGTTCAATATCTCTGGATTGATGTCCATAATTTCCCACCAAAAGTTTGCACCTAAGCCATAAGCATGCGCTAGTGCTGCTAAGCTATCTCCTTCTCTCCAAGTATAGTTAACGTAACTAATAGCTTGAGCACCGGGCCAGCTTCTAAATACAGAGATTTCATAGTCCCCAGTATACTTATTAGGTGTTTGGGCCAAAGGACCGTCGTAATAACGTGAGATTCTTTCTATCATGATGAAACTCCAGTAGCAACTCCATTAGCAGCGTCTTGAGCAGCCTTAACGTTTGCAGCCTTTGTTCCTTTTGTATATGCATTTTTTGCCACATCAAAGCCGAGAGCAGGGATTCTAGAGAACGTAATACTTACAACGCTTAGAATAGGCACCATTCTGGCATCAAAGATTACGTGGTTAACACTAAAGCTTGCCATAGATCCGTAGTATCGCATATTGTCGTTAAGCCATAGCCAACAAGGCACAGCCGTAGTGTAACCAAAGTCTGAGCTATCTCCGCCATAGTTTGAGTTAAACAGTAAAGGGTTAGAGTCTGGATCTCCATTAAGTACTCTATATAAGAACTCAATATCGTATTCAGTACCTCTATACGCTAAACCTGAACGCTCTTCTGTCCTAAGCTCTCTTCCGTAAACTGCAGACTCAGAAAGATCATTAGCTGGGTTGTAGTTAAGCAAGTAACGCATATCAGGGATACGGTTAATATAGATCTCAAAGCTAACCTGGGAGTTTCCAGCAAGCAACGCTGCAGAATTTTTTGGTCCCATAGTCCAGTCAATATTGTTAAGGGTAGAAGTTTGATACATAAAGCTTGTAGGGTTATACATAAACCTAAAGCCCCATTGATTTACGGTACCTAAAGTCTTACCCTTACCTGGGCTAATCTTGTTTAAAATTTGAGCGCCGTTACTATCTTGGAATAGTCGGCCCCTTTCAAAAGAAGTCCCAGAATCAAAAAGACCTGCTAATGCATTAGGGTTGTTTACAGTCCAGCCATTGTTGTTAGCAACTCTTTGGGCATACTGAGTATCTCTAGCAAACTTATGAGGAGGAGGGTTCCACCTAACATCTCCTGATGGGGGATTATAGGTAACTGCAACGTTTTTATTATCTCCGCCAGCAGGTGGTGGGGTTGTACCCCCGCCTCCGCTACCTCCGCCTCCACCAGGAGGTTTTGGACCAACTTGATTGTGCGGATCTGCGCAATTTGCTCTGGTGTAGTTAAGGAATCCTGTTACAAGTGCTTTATATTTACTACCGTCTTTGTCGGTAATAAGTCCGCCTACCTTTGTAGGCTTACCACTTACTGTGCACTCGTATTCTTGATAGACAACTGTTTTTACGCCAGCTAAGTTGTTATTTGGAGCTTTATATACTCCGTGCCATTTCTGGTTGCAGTAATCCCATACATAGTCTCCTGGAATTGGGGAGGTATATCCCGAAGGCGTAGAGCTAATAACATCTAAAAATGATTGAGGAACATGCGGGGTTACTGGAACCTTCTGACCTTTTGGAATAGGGGTACCTAAAACTGTAGGGTTAACGTTTAACAATGCCACGTTTGATGATGAAATAGAGTAGGTGACGTTATCGCCATTTAAACCATTAGCATTGATAGTTCCGCTTAAAGTAAATGGGGTAGTTGAGCTGGCCACATATGCTTTAGGGCTAATAGTAAACCAGAAAGTATCCCCAACGCCTTGGTGTGAGATATTAGGTCCGGCAGCAAAAGCGTTGTGGTCGGTGTTGACTTTACCCAGGGTAAATCCAGATACGCTTGTGGCATTGTGCACAGTAACGTAGCTATTTGTCAACCAGTAGTATGTACCACCAAATAGTTGATAGAATCTAATTCTATACTGGACTTGATATCCAATAGGAAGAGTAAAGGTTGTAGCAGCAGGCGCAGTTTTACTTGTAGCTTTTGTGCTAGATTCTCTATACAAGCAATAAAATGATGGAGGTTGTGTTGCCAAATCTGTCAAGTTATTTAAAGCAGTGGTATATACGCCAGCATGAGTAGTATTGTCTGCAGTAGGTTGATCAAGATTAATATCTATATAGCTCCAGTTCATCCAAGCTTCTATAGTGTAAAAATACTGGTAGGTAGGTGTAGGCATTAGAGGGCGCTCGCAATCTTATCTAGAACTCCCTTAGAAGTTAATCTCTGTGACACGGCTCTAACTAACCTTTCAGTTTCTTCAATGCTTCCTTGAGCGATATGAACATTCATATCCAGCTTAATTGTAACATTAGACCTTGCGTTAAACGTTGCGCTACTTCCTGACGAGGAGTGCACAGATGGTGCATCCGGAGTAGTGCTAATGCCTAAACCTTCTGGGCCTCCACCTTGTCCAATATCGTGGGCAGCAGTCTGAGCTTCTTTAAGGTACTTGACAAAAGAACCGCTTGTGTAGGTAGACCAAGGATTAAAGTTACGTCCTTTGCTACTAATGGTATATCCAGCAGCAGCGTTAAAGCTAGGGTTACGAAGGCGAGAGCCGTCTCTATAAGGTTCGCTATATGCCTTCCAATCTTTAAGAGAACGAACCTGGAATAAACCATAGCTTGGACCCCACTTAGCATCTTGCAACTCTACATCGCCTACTGCTCCAGGACGTCCACTAGACTCTGCTAAAGTAATAGCAAAAGCTGTTTGCAAAGCTTTACCCGAGAATCCTTTAGCACTAAGGGTTCTCATTAACCCATCTTTACCACCAGGAATCATCTTTTCATCCACCTGTGGTCCAGAAATACCGGCCATAATATCTGCAGCCTTGCTTGCTCCGACCTTCGTAACAAGATCAGAGTATGTCATTGCCTTACCAGTAATTGAGTTGCTTAATAGAGACGAAATATCTGTAGATGCGTATTGACCAAGATTAGAGGTCCCATCAGTATTTAGGAAGTTAGAAAAACCATTAGATCCAGCTTGTGCTGCCTGATGTGATCCTACAGATGTACCTAGAGGTATAGTTGCTTGAGACGTACTTGCGCCAGTTAAGAAAGGCTTTGGATCAACCCTAACGCCCTTGCTATTCATAACTTCTAAGTGAAGGTGTGGACCTGTAGAGTCTCCAGCTCCAGGAGTTCCTGGCTTACCTCCAGAACGACCAATAATTTGACCGGCTTTTACTTTTTGCTTTCTTGTAACCACAATAGCAGACAAGTGAGCATAGCGAGATGAATGATCTCCGTGGTCAATAACTACATAATTACCCCAACCTCCACCTTGACCAACAGTAGCAACCACGCCATCTCTAATAGCATATACGGGACTTCCTTCGCTTACGCCAAAGTCAATACCGCTGTGCATACTGCGGCCACCGCCACGCTTACCAGGAACAGAAGGTGTTGGTCTCATTCCATAAGGAGAAGTAATTGGGGTAGATTTTGCTACAGGCAAGGTGTACTTAGTAGGGGTTAGTAAACTCTTCTTACTTCCAGTACCTAAGTTACCGTGATCTGAAGAACCACCGTGAGCAGCACCCACAGCAAAGTCTTTTGCAATAGAGGCGTCTTGAGCCGCAACACCCGCTTCTTCAGCAACAACAGCTGGAGTAGCAGCTCCGCCACTAAATACTTCTTCTCCAGCAATGCCCGCTTCTTCAACAGCTGTAGCGCCCAGCTTAAAAATGTCGCCAGGATTCTTAAGAACATTCTTAACTCCACCAAACAATCTGCCAAATAGAGATGGTGCTGCTGCTTTAAGTACGCTCTTTTCAGCAGTCTTTGCTGCAGATTTTGCTACGTCCTCTTCTAAGACCTTGGATTCCTTACCAAACATCTTTTCTATGGACTTCATAAGCAGCTTATTATTTACGGCATTTACGCCTCCACCCAAAAGACCGCCGCCAAGTTGTGAAAGAACACTTGCAGGTCCGCTTGCTTGTGGGAATGTCTCAAGTATTCCCTTAAGCTTCATTAAACCCTTTGTAACACCTGGGAACTGTTCGGCCATCTTTGTAAGGCCTTCAGTAACGGCAGCAGAAGCGTTAGTTGCAGTATCGTATCCAGATACTAACCCCTCTTGGGTAGCTCCAAGAAGTTTATTCTGAGCTGAGTTATTTCTAAAGTTAGCGGCAAAAGGATTGTCTTTGCCCATTCCACCCATAATACCTAGGGTGGTATTAACATTGCTAAGATCTGATGCTGCTAAATTTGAGCCCTTTTTAGCACGAAGAACCATAGCATCTTGCAACACTGACATGAGTTGCTGATTGCCGCCTGCCAAAGCGCTTAAGCTTTCATAGCCGGTAGAGTTCTGGTTCATAAAGGTGCCCATAGCATCGCTGGCGTTCTTTACGTGCTTACCCAAACGGTTATAGATAGCATTGATAATCGTTGTTGGGTTTTGCAAATCACCGTTAGCATCACGGATATCGCTACGCTTAATACCGCCACGAATCATATTCATGCCGTTAATGCCGGCAAAAGCGCCAGCAGCTTGCTCGTTGCTCATTCCGGTCATGGCACTTAAGCCACCGACCTGACCCATAATTCTTTGAGAGGTTGCTGTGTTGGCCGCATAACCTTGGGAGGCAAGGGCAGCTTGAGCCATAACTGGGCTCATAGCACTTGTGGCTCCGCCGCCTGCCTGCTTGTTAGCCATAGCAATTGCTTGGTTAACACTCATGCCTGAGTAACCGGCATAGGTAGCTGCACCCATATACTGGGTGACAGCTGAGCCCACACTTGGTGCGGCCTGCATCAACGCAGCACCGCCTGTAACAACGCCCATACCTAACGCACTGGCTGCAGACTTAGCAAAAGATCCTAAGCCAAGTTTGCTACCGCCGCCGCCATTATCGTTAATGGAGTTGGCAACCTTCTTTGCGTCTTCGCCTGCTTTGCCCATGAGGGAAGCAATCTTTTCAGCAATAGTCTCTACTTTTTCAAATAGCTTTAGGAAAGAGTCTTCAAACTCCTCATATTGCTTTTCTTTAATAGCAAAGTCGCCAAGACCGCCCTCTTGATCTTCTGGGCTAAACAGGTTCATACATCACCGCCTTATACGATCAATAGCTTTATTTATCCAGTTTATTCGTTCCCTAAAAGAAAGGGTACGAATCTCGTTGTAAGTCCATCCTGGATATTGAAGCGATAAAGCTTCATAGACATCCATGAGGGACTCATAGTCCATTTCACCGAAAGATATCCGCCAGGGTTAGTGGCAGCTTTACCTCCTGATTACAAGAGGTACATTCCTTAGTTAGTTTGTCGAGTTGTGGGCCTGGGTTGCGGTCTGATATCTGTTCTAAAATTTCTCTACGATCTTTTAGGCTAAGGTTCCTTACCTCATCTGTGGTAAGTACCGGCCTGCCATTAATAGAGATAATGCAATGCTTGAGGAGAATTGTATCCAACTCAGCACTAGTTTTTGAGGTTGAAGCCACAATGGCTTTTTGAGCAGAACCCTTAGGCAAGGAGATAACTACTTCTCCGGCCTTACAAGTCATGCTGAATTCCAAAGGACTTTCAAGCTTCTTTAAAGGAACGTCTTGCTCAAGATCAATTTCAAAAACCTGCTCTTCACCACATTTTGGGCATGCGCCTGGCCCAAGCTTGATTACAGAACCGAAGGTCTTATTTCTAATCTCTAAAAGAATAAGCTCCCTATCAGCAGCATAGAGCTGATCTAGCAAGCCAGGGGTGGCCGCTTCGTCACCGATCTTTACTGTAGCTCGTTCTAAAATTTCCATAAGAGACTTTCCAGGATCTGAGATCCTAGCTAAAGCCTCTTCATCTGCCCCATTAAGTTCTCTAACCTCAACGGAGTCTATAGTCATTCCGGTAAACGGATCTACTATTCCAATCATGAGGTTAACTTTTGGGTTAGGAGGAGGGGCCATCTTAGTAGACGGCCTCTTCTCCTCAACCTGTTCCGATTGATTTAAAGCCTCCTGAACTAGCCTGTTAGCTAGCTCAGGATTGGCTTCCGCATTTATAGTCTTTGTATCTGTAGCCATTTTGTTTACCCTTTAGTTAGATTGTTTAGCGAGTGATTTCTGGAGCTGTGGTTGCCAAGCTTGGAGCATAAGATACTTCAAAGCCTTCATGAACCAAAGTCATCTCTTCCACCATAAGTGTGTTAGAGCCTGCATCAAGGTTGCTGTAAGCAAGTGATGTAATCCAGGCATTGTATACCTTGAAACGAAGTGAAGTGTGCTGGGTTGAGCCGCCAAGAACAGCTTGAGTTCCACTCTGACCTGTTGAGGCTCCTACGTTAGGGTGTGATAGGACCTGAATGTCCAAATCAACACGGAACTCAGAACCAACATCGTTTGTTCCAGCTGTAAGGGTTGGGGTCAAGACTGAGAACAGACGTGACATCCAATCCCAGCTACCTGACTGACCGATCATTGAACCACGGGTAAGCGTGATTGGGGTAAATGCGGTCTGACCAGGAATCTGGTGAACGTTGGTGTTGAAGCCACCTTCACGGTATGCGATTGTTTCTGTGGCGATGCTTAGACCGGAAACAGAGACAAATCCCATAGTTCCAAAGATTCCGCTACTTGATGAGCTTAGCTTGCCAGCCGGATCGCCTGGTGAGCTAAATGTCACAAGAAACTTAAAATTACGGATTGGATCTGTCTGAACCGTAGATAGTGAGTATGCTGTCATTTTCTATATTCTCCTTACGCTGTTGCGCTTCCGGTTAGTTGTGACAACTTGACCACAACAAACTCTGCTGGATATTCGAGTGCAACGCCTACTTCAATATTTACATAGCCATTTTGGATGGAAGTAAATGAGTTGATAGTAGAGTCACAGATTACATAGTAAGCCTGCGAGGAATTTGTTCCACGCAAACCACCTTGCTGCCAATAAGTAAGCAAGAAGCCACCGATAGCAGACTTGAGCTGAGTCCAAAGATTAGCATCGTTGTTCTCGAAGACAGCAAACTGTGAAAGCTGTGCGATCTGCTTTTCGATGTAAATCAATGAGCGGCGTAGGTTGATATAGCGGTTGCCTGGGTTATTAGTAAGAGTACGACCACCCATAATAACAATACCTGCACCTGGGACGTTGCGGATAGTGTTGACAGGGTTGATAGATGAGTTGAGGCTGTTCAGGTCAGCATTTGTAAACTGGTACTCTGTAGAGAGTGCGTTTGCGAGCTGGTTCTGAAGACCTGCTGGAGTCTTCTGAGGTCCACGGAGGATATCGGTTGCAATGTATTGTCCTACAACCATTCCGCCTGGAGCCTGTAGAGAAGTAGTTCCCTGAGACTTAGTTGCGTCTGGGACGTAAACCCATGGCCAGTATGCGGCTGCAAGGTTTCCGTAGTTACCGCCAATGTCAGCAACAGTGTTAACAATCTGGTTCTGAGCAGCTGTAGCTGAACCAAGTCCAGATGGGGTATCAACGACTGCAAATGCATCTGTGCGTGTAGATGCATAGCTGATTGCATCAGCGTGCATTTGAGCAGCAGCTGATGCTGTGCTTGCATATGAAGCATCTGGAGCATAAAGAACCAAAGAGCTTCCTACGCTGTCAAAGTTAGTCCATGCTGTCTTGTAAGCAGCGGTGTTAGGTGTTGAACCGTCTGTGCCGCCTGCAAGAGTAACTGCTGCGCCACCTGTGTATGGGAACTTAGCATTGTTAATGTTTGATACTACACCCAAGGTAGCAGAAGTAGCATTGACAATTGAAGCAATATAGTTAGGGTCTGAAGCATTCATGCTGAGATCAGTAAACTGCTCTACAACAGCGGTACTTGTGTTTCCGTTAACTGTCACATTCTGAGTTACAGTGATACCAAAACGGTTTGAAGTTCCGCCAGGAACAATCTGAACCTGGTAGTTCTGTGACCATGCGCCTGCGTTATCAGCAGTTAAAGTAAAGCAAACGCCTGGAGTTACAGTAGCTGTGGCAGAAGCGCCGGTTACTGCTGTACCTGTTGCAGCGTTTGTAACTGTGAAGCTAGTGGTTGTTGGAACTGTTCCAATTAGCACACCGCTCAAGTTAAACGCAGTGGTGCTAAGACCAGTAATGCTTACAGTCTGTCCCACAGAGAATCCGTGAGCAGTTGAAGTTGTGAAGGATACTACGCCGCCTGCAGCAGATGCCGCAGTAACGGTTGCTGTAAGGGTTGTAGATCCGTCAGTAAACGATGCAGAACCGGCTGTTGCGCCTGTTCCTAGAACACGGTTTACATAAAGGTTACGGCCACCATTTGAGAAGTAGTGATACGCAGCCCATGTTGTTGGGTAGGAGTTGTTTAATCCACCATAAATATTTTGGAAGTCACGCCAGGTTCCACAAAGTGTTGGAACAACTGGACCCTGTGGTAGGGTACCTGAGAAAGCACCACACGCAGCACTGAAGTCTGTTGGTGTAATAGCTTGCTGTAATGCGACTTCTTGGATATACACTCCGGGACGTTGGTATGTCATTTGAGGTTTCTCCTTAAGAGATTAGGTTGTTAGAAAGGGTTAGGAATAGTAGGCTGGGTAGTTTACGAGGTAAAGGTTGATGTCTGAGTTGTGAACGTGATGTGTGGGTTGTGTAGTACTTCGTACATTTGGTCTAGCGAATTCTCAAAGATCTCTGCGCTAATGCGAAGATTAAAGACGTTACTAAACAGGCGCTTATCCTGCTCAGTGCTATCTCTCTTTGAGAACCCTAATACATCAAGACGACGAACAGTGTTGTCTTGAGGTACGTGTAGCTGGCCAAATCTAAGGGGTAGTCTACCAAAGGAAAGCAAAGATGCGATGATCTGGCGATCATGGCGGGGCTGACGAGCCCAGGTGCTTACCTGGTAGATGAGGTCTACTGGGATAGGGTATCCAGTATTGTATTGAGTGTTTGGGTCTAGGGTAACCCCAGTATCAGGCAGATAGCTGATTGGGATGTAACCACGGTGGGCACGAGAAGTATCTTCTCTGATCCCTACAAGATCCACAGTAATATATGGGTAAGACTGCTGACGGAGTTCCTTATCAGGTTGTCCATAGTAGACAGCTACAGGGCGTGAGGTATTGCCGCCATCTGAAACGGTAATCCCAGACAGTAGGCTCTTTAGAGCAGCGTCTTCATTTAAAATAAAAGGCATCTTAGCTCCCCATCATAAAAGTGCGCATGGCAGGATTTGGGGGAGTATCTTGAGTTCCATACTCCAGAGTAAGGATCTGATCCTCTAGGTGCTCTGGGTAGGTAATCTTATGTTGCTTACCGTCATGCTTGAGGGAAACCTGGGAGACGATGTGCGAAGGCCAACCATAGTCAGATAGATGGCTGCGAAGTTTATTGGTGTAAGCAGGAGTAACTGATTTCTCTACACGCCTAATTGAGTCTTTAAAGATAGATGAGAATTTAGCCACGATTGCTGAGTACCTTCGAAAGCAAGTAGCCTACCGCAACAGATGAGAGAACCTTTTTGGTTCCTGATCCCGGCAATAGTCCCGATGCTCCACGAATGAACTCAATCTTATCGGCGTCTGTCTCTTGTTCGAGCAGGCGCTTAGCAAGGTAAATCATCAGATCCTCCTAAAGAGGCGTAGGGGTACTTCTGCAGGGTTCCAGATCTCTCTGGCGTCAAGGCAATAATAAAGGAAAAAGCCCCCTCGTGGGGGGCTAAATCTTTACTTCTTTTTCTTAACCTTTTTGGCCAAGGCCTTATCCATCTTTTCATCTTCCTTGCGAGAAGGCTTCTTCTTGTCCATCTTCTTATCGGCTGCTTCAAATTTCTTCTTTTGAGCCGGTGTCATACCTTTTTCAAGCTTTTTATCTTGTTCCTTATCAGACATCTTCTTTTTAGCCATTATTATCCTTTTTTCCGCAGTTACAGTTTTCGCACTTGCATTCTGGGGCCACTTTACTTGCCCTTTTTAGTAGTAGGCTTGCCCTTTTTCTTGCAGGCGCCCTTGCAGTTTGGCTTAGAGCAGCCACATCCACATGCTTTGCACATATTACTTTCCCTTCTTTTTCTTGTGAGTCTTGTGCCACTGACGGCCAGCGGCAATACCATCTTTTACAGTCTTAATCTTAGCATCCTTTTTGGTCAAGTCCATAGTAGGACCTCCACCATCTGGATGGCTTACTATAACGTCACCTTTTTTGTTCTTAACAAATTTATGGGTTTTACCGTCAATTTTTACTTTAGCCATATCAGACCTTCTTAAGTCTTGGGTTCTTCTTCTTGGCTCCCTTTGAAGCTCCTCGTGAAGATGCTGCTAAAATAGCGTCTGCTTGCTTTTGGGATACACCTTCTTTTTTAGCAATCTTAGCAGAAGCTTTTTCAAAACCTGGGTGCTTCTTACTTGTCTTTTTTGCTGCCATGGTATTTCCTTAGTAGGTCGTAGGGTCAAAAGCAGAGTAGTTTGCATAGTGCTGGAACTGAGGATCGTTTACCAACTCTTCTGCGTTCACCTGCTCACAGATAACTCTAAGCAAGGTGTAGTTAGCCCCGATTATACCTTCGGGCAGCACCCTAGTAGGGGTAAATACTTCATTACGGAATATGATGCGGTCACGTAGATAGAAGTCAGGGTTAAGCTCTACGTTGGCTAGCTCTGGCACATTGTTTGCGTTGGCGCCGTAGAAGTTCAGGCTATTCTCAATAACGTCTACGTTAATAATAAGGGTAAGGCGGTCGGTGTTATAGAAACCACGATCTGACTGTACGGTAACGCCCTGCTCTAGTTGGGCGCTTACTACAGGAATAGTTAGTGGGTTCTTCCAGACACGTCCGCCGCTTACTGCACCTGTGTCATAAACCGGGTCCACCACGGTATTGGCAGAGTCAAAAAGCCACCAAGCTACGCTAGTGCCTACAGTCTTCTGAAGCTCTACGGTGGTTCCGGACACGAAAGAGGCACGTTCGGACAGAACGCTAAATCTACCTTGCCTATTTTCTCCACGCATAGGAGTAGTCTACCTCTCGGTTAGGGGGATCACCTATTAAACTCTTTAGGGATGTACCCCTCTTTAAATGGCCCGTACTTAAGGTTGATCTTTGTGTACCTGCAGAACCGGTCAACCTTGGCCTTGTTAGCCGGATTAGTTACGTACTTTACCCAGTTGTCCCTAATACTGTTGTAGTACTGCTCATTAGGAAGTATCTTAGGGTTGGCTCCACTTACCCTGTAGGTTGGGTGCAGTACTTGATCAAAGTCTGTATTATTTTGAAATAGATGAGATAGCGGAACGGTCATGTTTGGAAACACTAAAGAAAAACCAGCCTCTAGCAAACTCATAGTTTGAATGATCTCTTCTTCCCAAAAAATAGTGTCTATATCTAAGCCGGTATTACCAAAATAGTGCTTGTTAGAGAAGACAAACTGAGCGTTAAACTTAACAGCAGGTACATATAGATCGTCTGACCTGTACATGTGCGAATCAGGACCGGCCAACGGTTCGTCTTTCCAAGCAGGAATTCCTGTATTTACCCATGTCCTAAACAACATGATGGGGTACTGGGCAAGCTTATCGTGCCTTAAAGGAACACGCTCACCGTTATCTAGATGTTTAAACCCAGGCAAATAAGCTGTCATAATTGTTTTTGGATTTTGAGTAGCTTCTAGGGCACCCTCGTACATCTTAATAAGCTTAGTATCCCAATTTCTTTCAAAGAGTGTATGGGAATCTACTTGAAGAATATAGTCTTCCCCATCATACATAGATAGGGCTTGATCTCGACCAAAACCAATAGACGGCTCATATTCTCCTACCTTAAACCTCTTAAACTTAACTTGGGAGAATTCAAGTAGCTTCTCAATCTTATCTTTATAGTAGAACTCATAGTCTACATTTGAATGGGCAGTCTCCATAAGAACAAGGCCTATAGTTAAGTCGTCTGGATTAGCGGCGCTTTGGATAGCCTCAAATACGGTAAAGGGAACCTGGTTATCATACATGGTTGGGATAGCAATATAGATAGACATATTAATCCTCTAGGTCTACAAAGGTTGGATTATTTAAAAACAGGGACGCCAATCTAGCACTGTTTACTGCAAAGACTTCTACAATCTCTCCGTCTATTACTATACCTAGACGTATAGACCTTACCTCAGCAACTGGCTCGGCTTCCTTTTTCTTTTTAAACATCATGAATACTCCTTTGGCTTACGCCATAGTTTTTTATACACACCTGTTGCAGAACGAAGATAGCTACTTCTTTCTACTTGATGGTCCGTTTCAGTGTAGTCTTGGACGGATACCCACTTATCTCTTTTAATAGGGATTAGCTGGGCAATGGGTGTTCCTGCAGGTATTGTACCTGTCCAACCCTCTCTTATGAAAAAGGGTACGTTACCCCAACCAGTAAACTCTTCGCTGTCAACAATCCCAGACATAGTAGTGAAAGGTAGGTCAAATCTATTTATTGGGTGCGTTAAAAGTGCGCTATATCCTGGAGGAACTTTCCAACCCCATTGACAGTTCCATGCAAGGTGGTTGTGGGCATGTCCGGCAGGACGTGGGATAGTATGGCCTGTCAAACCAAGGCGTTCGGTTAGCACCGGAAAGCCTGTCTCTTCCCAGCTTAGTTTAGATCTACCCTCTTCGTCTAAAGTTACTTCTACATCAACGGGGGTAACCAACATATAACCAGAAATCATGGCGTCTAGAAAAGGTACACAGACTTTTAAGCCGTCGTATTTGACGCCATGCTTATCATAGTAATGACGCTCAGCATTTTTATACCAGTCTGGGACTTCGCTCTTTGCTGGTACTGGCGGTTTATGTTCTTTTTTTACACCAGGACTAGGTACAAACCTAAAGACCTTCATGCGCTCCTCCGTAAACTTTTTAACCTGTGATCGTGGCCGTAAAGTAACCTAAGGTACTTCCCTGAGCTTGATCCGACGTAGTCAAAATTATACCAGCTTTTGTTGCGGTAGGAGAACTGCCTAAAGTGGTTGTGGCGGTGCCTACGCTAGTGGTTTGTGAATTATCGCTAAACGCTGTGGCGGTAACTGAAGTACCATGAACTACAACCTTTAGAGAAGCTAAAATACCACTTAGGGTGGTGGTGGCAAGCGTGGAAACTGTTCCGGCCACTGATTGGTAAATTTTAAGCAAATACTGGATGTTCGTAGTTGTGGCAGACCCTGTTGCTGTATAGGTAGAGGGAACCGTGTAGCTGTCTGTAGACGAGTAGGTTCCGGAATAGTATGGAGAGTAATTTGTGTAGGATCCTAGTGAACTATAAGAGGTGTAAGTTTGTGCTGTATATGGGGTGCTTACATCGCCAGTATGAGCTACAGCGTTGTTATATGAGGTGTAGGTTGGTTGAACATACGTGCTGTAGGTACCGTATTGAACTACATACCGCTGTGTACCGGCATATTGTCCGCCACCTATGTAACTATATGGTGCTCCGTATGCACCTGGGTTTGCAATGTAATACTGGTAAGTTCCATGATCCCAAAAACCTGCAGTAGCATACTGATAATGGGTGGAGTATACGTATGCTCCGTCCCAAGAATAGTTGGTTCCTGAAACATAGTTTCCTGTACCTTGATAAACAGTAGAGTAGTAGTAAGTGGTTCCGCTTGCATAATAACCTAGTGGTGTACCTGAGGTATATGGGGTGGCGTAGGTGTATGGGGCTGTATATGTGTACGGGGCAGTATAAGAATATGAGTACGTAAAGTAAGTATCGCTCTCAACACCCACAGCAGCAAGCCAGTTATTAGAGTCTGTTACTAAGAATGATATGCCAGAACCTAAGCTTACGTTTTGAGCGGTAGCGGTTACGTTCGGGTTACCCATATCCGTAGCAGCAATAGGGTATGTAGATGGGCTAGTAGCAGTTGTAGCCACGCCGTTATTAGAGGACCAGATGCCAGAGATGGCGTTCCATACTCCGCCGCTAGAAGATGTCCCTAACGAACCAGAGGTAAGTCTTGCAAAAGTATCAGCAAATTGTCCAGTAAACCACTGATGCCAAACGCCACCAATTTTAACCCAACCAGATGTTACAGAGTGCCAGCTTTGAATACCGCCGGTTGTCACCTTAGTTAGAATACTACCAGCTGTACGCCAAACCCCGCCTACTTTGACTTGACCACTCATTATACATACACCAACCAGACGTCGCCTTCAATGCCTTGTCCAGAGGTTGGGGTAGAAGTGCTTACCCACGTATTGCGTACCACGTTAGAAGATGCTGTTACTGTAGATGCTGTTGTGACTGATCCGTTAGTCTGAGAGACGTATGAGGTTGTAGGTGTCTGCCAAGCAGGTAGGCCAGCAACCACTGTAAGAACTTGTCCGGTAGATCCGATACCCAAGCGTGTGTTTCCGCTGCTATAGGTTAGAAGGTCGCCGTTTGTTGTCAAAGTGCTTGTAGGAAGATATGAAGGTAGAGTAGACCAGGTTGGGATACCCCCAGAAACGGTCAGATACTGCCCTGTAGAACCAATACCTATGCGGCCTACAGTAGATGACCCAGTACCGTAGATAAGGTCTCCAGCGGTCGTTACAGTCGAAAGAGGGACCTTTGTAGCGATGGAGTTAGGCAGGGTTGTTGTAATAGATGTGTTTAGGGAGTTGTAGTCAGTGCTGCCCACATAGAGAACGTTGCTTCCGCTTACCTGTGGAATACCCAAATAGCTTAAGGTAAACCCTGCTGTAGTAAGAAGGTTATTGGTTCCAGAACCAGTAGTTAGGGTGAGACCCACACCGCCAGCAGAACTGGTAAGGATGGTGCTGCCGCCAGTTTTAGATACATACGGAGCGTTACCTACGCCATAGATCAGACCGTTTTCAATGTTTGCAAGACGCTGAGCTAGGGTAGTCCAGGATGTTGTACCTGTGCTAAAAGCTGTAGATGATGTGAAGTTAGATACAAGAACGCCGCCTGCAAAGCCGTCAGAAGGAACTCCGAGGCCTGTCTCAATAGCTCTGACTTCTTGCTGCAGAGAGTTTACGTCATTAGCTACAACAGTATCCTGAAGATCTACACGAGCTGTGTAGGGATAGACTGCACTAGGAAAACCGACTGTCATATAAACTCCTTCGCTTAATGCCCCCCACGATACCTGAAAACTACGGGATTGTCTGCCTAGCCAACTAGGTACTTGGTGCAGACCCCGTAGATACCCTCAAAGATACTTAAATCTGTAGGCTCAGTAAGTACCACTATTGACTTGTTTGTCAAAGCCCTACCAGGGTAAGTCCAGATATATCCGTTACTTGTCAGGGTGTGGTCGTCATTCTGGTGCCAGAAGAACCTGGCATCCGGGATGTTGTTAGAAAAATAGCCAAGGGCTTCTATGTTCTTGCAGTGGAACCAGGTTTTATCTTTAATAGAGTTGATAAACTCCTCGTCAATCTGGTAGAAGGGTTCGTCATGTCCTAGGAACATACCTTCCGGATTCATCCAGACATCAACCTCTACGTCATAGCCTTGGGCAATAGCAGAGACTACGTCAACAGGATTGTTCTCCCCGTCCTTGTTTTCTCCCCTAATCAAACCTCTATGGGCAATCTTAAGCATTGTTACTCCTAAGGTAGTTGTTTAGATCCTCTGGAGTTCCCACTCCCCACATCTTATTAACATGCATAGCATATACACGCTTCCCATCATTAATAGCTTCATTAAATACTGGGGCGGTATAGAACTCTCCGTTAACTGTGATGTTCTTTTCCATCATCTGCTCAGCGTACTTAACAAAGTCTGAGCCATGCTTCCAATAGTAAATGCCCACAGTTGCATGATTGCTAATAGGCTTCTTCTCAGCAACTTCTAAAACAAGGCCTGTATCAGATGCGATTCTTGCATAAGACCACTTAGGGTGGGTAGAGGTGAATGTTGCAATGCCGGCATCAGCATTCTTTACGTTCATATGATACATAAAGTCTCTGCTGTCCCAGTCAACGATTTGATCTGAGTTAGCTATGATCAGAGGCTCATCATTATTAATAAGCTCTCTTGCAAGTAAACAGGTCTGGGCCGCACCGCCTGTAAGCACTGGGGTGCTGATCAAATGGCATCCAGGGGTGATCTTGTCTAGCATGAACATCAAGTTGTATTTTTCTACATGCTCCTGCATAGAAACATAGATGTAGTTTGCCTCTATACCAAGGCTCTCTACTACACGCTCGATCATAGGCTTACCGTTAACTTCAATAAGAGGTTTAGGGAAGCTATAGCCAGCATCCGCAAAACGACTCCCTAGTCCTGCCATTGGGATCAAAACATTCATCTTCTTATCCCTAAATGAAGAGGCTTTAGATAGGTGCTCTAGAGCAAGATCAATCTTTTCTTTAGTAAGATCTTCCCTATTCTTAATCTCAATAAGATGAGCCCCACTATCCCTAGCAGCAAGTTTTCCAACAAAGCTGTCTTCAAAGATAACAACATTTGTTGGAACAGTCTTGAAATAGTTCATGATAGACCAATACATTTCTGGGTGGGGCTTAGAGTTTGCAACTCCGCCATTAGATATGGCTACATCCACGTATGGAAGTATCCCCAGTTTATCTAGGCAGGTCTCTACAGTCTTGGAAATACTGTTACTGGCAACGCCGATACCAATGCCCTTTGATGCAATGTACTTAAAGTGCTCTACAAGATCCCTATCTTCTACTACGTTCTCAAACATCTCTGCAGTGTACTTTTGCTTAAGTTCCCAAATTACTGGGTGCAGCTCTTGAACAAGCCCCTTACTCTCAGAGAGAATAAACAGCTTCTCCTTAGTAGGCAACCCCTCATATATATTCTTGTGGTCAAAAGTACTAATTACAAGCTCAGGAGAAACATCTTCCAACGCCATATTCAGAGCGGTAAAATGAATGTCCTTGCTGTCAATCAAGACCCCATCAAGATCAAAGATTATAACTTTTTTCATGCTGATAACCACGCTTTCAAGAAAGGATCGTTTTCAATAGTATTAATTACCTCGTCCGAACTTCTATTTAGATTAGGAATAGAGACGTAGCGGTGACCCAATCTTGCGGCCATTAAGTGATAGAAGTGGTGCATCTCTTCTGTGCCTACAGAGGCAGGCTCAGTAACACCGTTACCAACACTAGTAAAAGAAATAAGCGGAGTAGTCAGCTCAAGCACGGCAGACCCAGGCGGCATAAATGCAGCGTTTACAAGACCAGAGCTAGTTGTTGATGCTACCAACTTAGCCTTGCTAAAGTAGCTGATCTGTGATTCAAAGGTCTTAAATTCATCGGGGGCTACAATATCAAACCCTAAAGATGCAAAGTAGTTCTCTACCTTGCCTTCATCATCCATGCGGTCATCATCCTCATATGGAAGCCGCCCTTTGATCAGAGCTTTAAGGGACCTGCCCTTGTAATTCTTTCTAGTTAGGTAGACTTTCTTACCATCTGCCACGTTTACATCCGGGGTAATGAACTGCTTAGACATTTCGTGGATCTTTGGCCAAGGGTTGTTTACCTCATACGACTCTACTAACAGGTCTCTAAAATAGAGGTTATTGATGTTGAACTTATTTATGACCCTAAGATCTACCGGCGCATAGTCTACGCCGTTCTTATTAAGGAACTTAAAGAAGTTCTGAATGTAGGTTGGAAGCGGATCTCTATCTACAACCCCAGTGATATCAATAATAAACAGGGCATCTGGAGTTAAAGCGTATTGAGCTAAAAACTCACCTAGATCCTCATGCATAAAGTGGTAGAAAGATCCCCCCAGATAAACAAATACCTTCATCTGGTCTGAGATGAAGTCTTTTACATGCTTCTCTTTCTTTCCAAACTTTGGGTGAACCTGAAACATGTTGATATTGTTGCTTGCAACCAGACCTACTTCCTCTGGAGCAAAGCGGTAAGACGTTTGATATGACGTATGATTGAGCGTAGTGGTGCTAGTAGACTTCATTGTTATCCCTCGATTATTTTAGTTAAATCATCCTCTGTAAGTTCCCTATCAAAAGGGAGGTCTGGAGTTACCCACTTGTTTAGCGGGCACCTGGCATCTTGAAGCTTAACTTTAGCATTCATTATGCATCCGCATTCACGGCACTGGTGGGTTAGCTTTATGAAGCGCTCACAACCTTTGCAGGTTTTAAGCCTATTCTCAGCAATAGCTGGGAGAGCACGCTCCATATTTTTGTTCAGCATATCCCACGGTTTTACTTCCCTAGGGGTATCTGACATTATTGTGATCCACGCCTTGTAACTCCGTGGATGCCAAATGGTTCAAACTTGCCATCTTTATGGACAGATCCAACAGGAGGGCGTGGGTCTCCATCATTAATCTTAACAAATGATGGTCCCTTTAAAAGAAGTTCGCTAAAACCCTTTTGAACGTTCATAACATCTACTACGATACCATCTAAAACGATAGCCAAGGATACGACTTCTACTCCGGCAGGAGGCTCGTTTACCGCACATTCTGGGCCATGAACATGTTCTGCAGGGGCATGCTGATGATCGTGGTCATGTTTTTTAGCTGCACGCTTTCCCTTTAAGTACTTAACAAACTCTTTAGTACTCATAGGCCTTACTTCTGGAACATCGTAGTTCCTAATAACCTTATCCATTACTCGTAATCCTTCTTAACCCACTCGACGTTTTTATACTTATACTGCTCAACACGTACGTTTACAGACTTAACTCTTCCAAGAGCAGTCAAACCAACATCTACAAAAGATCTCCATGAAGCTCTTTTAACGGGTATGATTTGTACAAAAGGTGTGCCAGCAGGAATAGTACCTGTCCAGCCTTCCCTTATATGAAAAGGAATGTTGCCATTAGTAAAGAATTTGTCGCTGTCAATAGTAGCAGACATAGTTCTAAATGGAAGATCGCTTCTGTTAAATGGGTGGGTAACAATAGTGCTCCAACCACGTGGTGTTTTCCAACCCCACTTAGAAGACCATATCAAATGGTTCTTGCTGTGACCGGCAGGCACAGGGATTGTGGCTCCAATAGCACTAGGGCGTTCACCAACAAAGCCTTGCCATGCATCTGGCCCATCCCACCTTATATTCATTTTTCCGTCTTCATCACGGGTGACGTGGATGTCAAAAGGTATAAGGAGAAAATACCCGCCGATCATCACATCAATAAAGGGCTTGCAGGTCTTTAAGCCCGGATTGTTATTCCCGTTTTCATCAACCCAGTGATACTCGCCATCTCTATACCATTGAGGTACGTACTTTTTACACGGCTCTGGCTCAAGGAGCATGAGCTCTTTATCTTCAATTTCTGGAACAAATCGTATTACTTTCATAGTCGCCCTCCCGAATACTATGCTTGTGGTTCTGGAGCTACCGATGGTGTTGCAGGTACCTCTTGTGGAGTAGACGCTACTGGTGCAGCGTTTTGTGGGTTTGCAGGAATAGCATCAACGGCAGGCGGTGGTGTGAAAGCCCCATCAGTGTATAAAAATCCTGGGTCAACATAAAGTGTCTTAGGGATTTGAATAAATGTAGGGTTTGAAAGGTAGCGTGCTGCGTCTGTGGTATCTAGATTAAAAACAGTGTGAACAACCCCGTTAATAACCATTGCAACCCTATAACGACCTGATGTCTCAGGTGGTGTTGGCACAACAAGGGGTGGAACTGGTAGCAAATCGTCAGCCATGTATTATCTCCTTAGTTTGACTGGGAATTGAAGTCGTCTAGTTGATTACCTTGAACGTAATCAGAAGGTCCTAGGACGATTCCAAACTTAGTGGCTATTGTAGCACCTGTTGCTGTATATGTGAGGTCGGAACCTATTTGGGTGGTCAAAGCGGTATTTGAGTATGGGCGGATGGTAATAACCTTAGTTACAGCATTGGTAATTACCTTAAACGCTGCAGCAAGCTGGGATAGGCTCCAACGGGTAATCTCAGATACAACGTTACTTGAGGACTGGATAAGGCGAATATATCCAGGGAAACAGGTCTGGCAGTTACAGGAGGTATAGCCATATTGAGGGGAAGAGCAGTATGGGGCATAGGTGGCGTAGTAAACGGTACATACTGGGCCATAGTAGTTATTAGTAAAAGAGTTGCAGTTAGGGCCAGAATAGCTTGAAATTCCGTAGTTGGCGTTTGGTCCAGAGTAGGAATTAGCTCCATATCCGCCACAGTTAGGGCCAGAATAGCTTGATACGCTATATACCTGGTGAGTTCCATAGCTTGATACACCGTATGAGCTACAAGTAGAGCCTGCATAAGCTGAGCAGCTGGAGCCTGAAGTAGAGTAGCTTGAACAGCTGTAATAAGTGCTGAAAGACAAGCAGCCAGAAGAATAGCTAGCGCATGGGTGCCCACTCACGGCATAGCTAGTGCAATCTGGAGCGCGGATGTAGTAGCTTCCACCTTTATAGTAAACGTTTCCGTAGGCTAAACAGGAGTAGGAGGTTCCATAGGATGCACAAGATCCTGAATAGTATGAGCTACAAGAAGATCCGGAAGAGTATCCACTACATCCATAGTTGTTAGCGTAGGCTACACATGATGGAGTATAAGAAGCACATGCGTAGGTGGAGTAGTATGCGTAGTTTGAATTATAGTTGGTTGCATAAGAGTAGCCTCCAGTACAGCCGTATCCAGATACAGCATATGAATAGCTTACAACTCCATAGTTGGTTGCATAAGAGTAGCCACCGGTACATGATGCACTGCTATAGTAGGCGTAGTTTCCGCAATAAGTTCCGGTTACATATGGGGTATACGCAGCACAAGAGTAGGTTGCACAGGTGGAGCAGTTACAGGAAGTATTGGTTGAGCGACCATAAGTTACTCCCCACCAGTTGCCCGAATCAGTAACCCACATAGCAACACCAGCACCACCATCGTTATTGCGGGTGGCCACGTTAGTAATGCTACCTGTAGTTGGGGCTGAAGAGGCCTGAACCTCAAGAGTGATCTGGCTAGAGCTATCTACCGAAACAATCTGAATATCAGTATCTGTTCCAAGAGATCCAGTTCCAGGTGTAGCTGAGATCCATTGACCTGCGCCAAGACCTGCTGTGGAGCTAAGTCCGGTAACAACAACGGTATACCCACTAGTTGTTGGGGTTACGGTTGAGATTGTTCCAGAAGCAGAGAATACAAAGGTAGAGCCCACAGAAATTGAAGAGGTATTGCTTTGGGAGGTCATGTTTACGTCAGCAAGTGGGTATGAAGATGCTGCTGTGGCAGTAGTAGCAGAATATCCGTTGGCGCTCCAAACGCCACGCTCTGCTTTCCAAGCACCGCCTGAGCTAGATGTTCCTAGCGAACCTGAAGTGGTTCTATTGAAGTTATCCGAAAAGGAGGCAAAAGCCGTTTGGATAAAGTTCATTAACCCTTGAAAAATACCAGACATTACGTAAGCCCATTTCCACTAATCATCCAAGTAGTTGCAGCAACTTTTAAGAGAGTTGCCATTCCGTATGGTGCTAAGGTTCTAGACCCTGTAGCCCCGGTTCCTGCTTGCATTAGTATATCAGATGTGATAGAAACCGTCACAGTCACGCTAGAAGCTGCTACCAAGGCTATAGACGTGCCTACAGGAAAGGCGACCGATGCATTTGCTGGAACGGTAAGTGTGCAGTTTGCGTTAAAGTAGATGTGCTTTCCAGCATCGCTGGCTATTAAGGTATATGTTGATCCCACTGCTGGCTGTAAATTTTGAGGCATTCCTGTATAGCCAAGACCAGAGGCGGCGCTTGTAACAGATGCTGCCGTAGGCACAACGCCAGTAGATAGAGAGCCTGCCGCAATATTTGCTGCAGGGAATGATCCCGAGGTAATAGTGCCTACAGTAGTGATAGAAGAAGATCCGGCAATAGGTGAGTATGTAGAGGCAGCAGTACCGGTGGTTAGGTATGTAGATGAGTCTAGAGAGCCATCTCCCTTAACAAACTGTGAAGATGTACCGCCACTGGTTATGTGAGAGGTTGCAGTTACAGATGTTAATCCAGAGAGTGTTAGGGTAGTTCCGCCCAATGAAACAGAGGTTGTACCCAACGTAATAGATGAGTTGGTAAGGCTTGAGTTAGCAATGTTGGTAAGGGTGTTAGAAGACCCAGAGATTGCCTTATTTGTAAGAGTCTGGGTGGCGTCAATAGTGGCAATATCGCCCCCTGTCGTTCCACCTGGGGTGCGACCTAGAACCTGTGTAGGGGTAAGAACTGTGGTTCCAGCAATATGGTAGGTTTTACCGGATGCAAGATCAAAGTGCTCAGATGAAAGCCATGAACTGGTTGAAGACTGCCATTGAAGAGTTTTGTTAGTGGTACCGTATAGAAGCATACCTCCACCATTTGCGGTGGAATCAGAAGGTGTAGCAACCTTGCCAATTTCTATATTCTTATCTTGAACCAGTAGGGTAGAAGAGTTGATAGTTTCGGTTGTTCCGGTAACGGTAAGGTTACCGTTAATGGTTACGGTACTGTTAGTGTTACCAATATTGATTGTGTTGGCACCGGTTCCAACAGCGGCAATGTTTACCGTACCTGTAGTAATACCGGCACCGATAGCAAGGGCTCCAGTTGTTACGTTAGGAAACAGGGTTGCTGTAGTTCCGGTTGCAGATGCTGCGTTAATGTTATCAATTACCGGTACAGTTAAGGTCTTATTTGTAAGGGTCTGGACGCCGGTTAGTGTTGCAACAGTAGAGTCAATAGCTACGGTTACAGCACCAGAACCGTCATAGGATGAGCCGCTAAGGCCTGTGCCTATTGTAAGAGCATTTGGATTGACCGCTTTAATTGTAATATCGGCAGAGCCATCAAACGAAACGCTGTTAATCAAACGAGCAGTTTGCAGCTTAGTTGCGGTAGCTGCATTGCCATCAATGCTAACACCGGTTAGAGATTGAGAAGCAGACGCACGGTTTAAGGCAATAGATGTAGTACCGATATAGTGCGTAGAGTTGCCTAATACAGTTGAGGGAATAGTTCCAGTAAGATTACCCGCTGTTAGGTTGGTTAGATTGGCTCCAGATACGGCACCAAACAAGCCTGACCAAGTACCAGTAGTGATGGTTCCGGTAGTGGTCAGTGACGAGGATCCAGCAATAGGGGAGTAAGTAGATGCCGCTGTTCCTGTAGTTAAATATGTGCTTGAATCTAGGGTTCCATCACCCTTAACAAACTGACTTGATGTGCCGCCAGAAGTTATAAATTTTGGAGCTGTAAGATTTCCTGTAAAAGTATTGTCTACACCGAGCCGTGGAACAACAGTAGTATCAATAGCCAATGTTCCGGAAGAGGTTATTGTTCCTCCAGTAAGACCAGTACCTGCAGTGATAGAGGTTACTGTTCCGCTACCGCCAACAGAGGCCCACTGTAACCCAGAACCTGTAGATTGAAGTACTTGACCTGACGTACCGGTTGTTCCTCCAGCAGAGATTTTAGGTACGCTTAAAACACCGGCATCCGTAAGGTTGAAGATGTTTGCGCTATAGGCATCGTTGATGATCTGAAGATCACCTGTGCTGTTAACACGAAAGTTTTTGCTAGGGTTGGTGGCACCCGAGTAGGTGTTAGTAACGATGAGAAAATCATGATACCCGGTACCACCACGATTTGCATAACCTACTAGCTGTAAAGCCTGACTAATACCTGTCGTATTAATGACAAGCGTACCTGCTACGTTAGCCGAGGATAAGAAAGCCCTTGTCACTTAAAGGACCTCTTATCCGAAGACTACTACACGTATTTGGTTTGTTGTAGGTGCTGTTGAGAAGGCAACTGTAACAGTATTTGTAGTAGAGTGTGTAACGTCTGCAAAGTACTCAACGTTAGTTGAATTGTCGTATAAGGTAACCTGAACATCCGTGGTAGCCAAGTTGTGGGTTACTGTGTAAGAAAGCGATGCGCCATCACCGATTGAGGTAGCGTACTTGCGTACTACTACGTCGGTGTTGATAGCTACCTGGTTAGTGGTTGCTGCTCCAGCAGCACCCTGGCCAGAGATGGTGATACCAAGACCTGGAGTTACTGCCAAACCGCTGGTTGTTGTAGCCAAACCAGAGGTGCTGTTGAGCAAGATCAAGGCACCAAATGAGTTGGTTGTCAAACCACCGGAGGTAGTTGGGTTAAGAGCAAGACCTGAAGAGGTAGTTGTCAAACCTGATGCTGAAGGCAAGAGGATAGATGCTCCGCCAGAATCTGCTGCCAAACCGCCAGTTGAGGTTGGGGTGAATGAGAAGGTTTCTCCAGTAAGGTTAAGTCCGTTACCAGCTAGGTAAGTTCCAGCACCAGAGAACTGGGTGAAGGTGATCGCATCGGTGCCAATCTTAATTCCATCATGTGGAGTAGATGAAGATCCAAGGTTAGACTGTACCCAACCTGTGTTAGCCTGTCCACCCGAACCAACAAAGACGAAGTCTCCAGCAACTACTTGACCAGCAACGTAGTTATCATAATCGGTTGCACGAGTCAAGACGGTTGCAACACCGGAAGTTCCAGCAGTTGTTACTAAGTAGATACCGTTTGCCTCGCTAGATGTTCCTGCGTCTGCAGTAACACCGTTCTTAACAAGAATACGGTCGCCAGATGCAAGTGTGTAAGAATCAACAACTGTTGTTCCTGTTGAAGAGAAGGTAATTGTTGCGCCTACGCCAGTACCGCCATCAGCACCTGATGTACCAGCAGAATATGTAGCTGCAAGAGTTGTTGCGGTTGCTACAGATACAGAACCGTGTACGTTAAGTGAGCTTGCAGTTGCGTCAACGTATGCTTTGTTAGCTGCATCAGTTCCTGCAGTTGGTGTGGCAAGGTTTGTGATCTTATGGTTGTTTAGAGAAACATCTGCTGCTGGAGCGCCAAAAGTATCAAGTGTAAAGTTAGAAGGAGTAAATGCGTGAACGTGATCTTCACGAGCAGGAGCAGTACCAGTACCTACTCCAGCAGAAGCTGCTGTAATTGTAGACGGTGTTACAGATGTAAGTGAAGGCGTACCGTGGGTGTGGTCTGAGTGGGCTACGGTTGTAGCTGAACCATTTGAAGATCCAAGTCCATAAGATGTAGCAGCTGTTACCGCACCAAAACCAGGACCTGCGTGGGTATGATCTGCACGAGCAAAGTTGGTAGATGTTCCGTCTGCGGCTGTTCCAGCAATTGTTAAAGTAGTGCTAGCTCCGGAACCAAAAGCGTTGGTCTGCTGCCAAGTGGTTCCGTTAGAGTAGTAAACTAAGAAGTTATCAGTAGCATAATAAAAAGTACCTGATGCTACGGCAGTCGCAACTGGACGAGAAGCAAGTGCACCTGCGCTAATTCCGTCAGCAGAACCCCAAGCAGTACCATTCCAGATATACAAACCGTTAAGAGCAGTGTCGTAGTAGATCTGACCTACTACTGGAGATGAAGGTGCCGTTGCAAGGTTTTGAATTCGAGCATTTTGAAGCTCAAGCTTGCCTAAATCAATTGGGGTTAAAAACTTACGTGCCATTTACTATCTCCTTATGATAGGTAAGCGTGTCCACTAAAAGCTGAAGTAAATGTTAGCACAAGACTACTGGGGTTTAGGTAGCTAACTTCACCTTCTACTTGACTACCCCCAGAGTCTACAACAGTTATGTTCGGATAAAAGTTTAAATTGTGGGTGATTGTCCAGATAGCTGAGGGGCTGTTTTGTGTATAGGAATAGGCTACAGCCTGTACTGGGTTATCTAAGTTAGTTAGAGTAATTGGTGGGTTCTCTGTAATGGATATAGCGGCATTACAGTTCCCGCATGTACAGGTGTCCGAATTGCTACATTGGTAGATTACCGTAGGAAACGGCGCTAAGTTGTTTGGGGTCCATACTGTAGGGCTCATACAACACCGTATCCTGAAGAGTTAGTCACTGATGGGAAGGTATATACCTTCCCTCCAAAGTAGGTCTTTACTTTACCTGTTTGATCGGTTAGGCGTAAATCATAGTAAGCAGTCTTTGGAAGGGTCTCTGTAACGCTTCCTGGAAGACTTAGGGTCAAAATACTAGGGTAGGACTGGCCTTGGGCATTTACCTTACCTACTGTAAAGGAGCCAAGAACAACCGGCCCAACCTGAGAGAATTCGCTGTTTTGGTAAAGAACAATTTCAGATTTAGCCGTGTAGTTAGTAAGATCAAAGTTGAACCCAAAGTCTTGTACAAAATCGTCTCCGGAGTACATTTCGAGATCCTGTACCAGGATAGGCTCTGGAGGAGTCTGATCCCCGTAGGTAGGTACTGGAAGCATAACTCTTTGTGGGAGAGACCAGTCATCAATTTCTTGTGGCTTGTAGATAGGGATGTAGCGGTTTGTAAGACGGCTGATACGTCGAAGACTTGATACCTCAATACGGTAAAGTCCAATACCTAGCATTGAGCATATCTCACGGTATTGTTGCTGACGAGTAGTCATCATGCTCATAAGCTGGCTGTAACGTTCAGAACGTGGGATACTGACGCCATCTGGAGACATGATATTGATATCAAAAGCGGAGTCATTGGCTAAAGTATAGAGGGCCAAGGTAGTGGCTAAAATAACCACTGGATATTCTTCTACAGCAGGTAGGAAAGCAAGCTGGGTTATTGAGCTGCCCAAGCTAGTTGTCTCTCCACGAGTATGCTGGGCAAAAGCTGTGTTGACATAGTAGGCAACTTCAGAGTCAGTAAAGTAACGATACGCCTGTCCAGCAACAGTGACGATTGCGTTGTTTGCTGGGGCTGTAGGAAGGGTTAATACACCGGTTCCTTCTTCAACGATGGCGGTTGAGGATACGTCGGTTGAGCCAACTTTAACAACAAGGGTAGAACCTTGAATAGGCGCTTGTGAAAGTTGATAGCGCACAGTAACACCGTCACCAGTGTAGGTATCCACAAAGGTTCGTGCTGTGTCGCCAAGTTCTGCCCGAAGTCGGTCAGAGAGTGCTTGTAATGTTGCCACAAATCCTCCATCAGATAGTGTGCTAATCATCTAACAAATCTTGAGATTAGTCAGGTTAAAAAAGGCCCCCATAGACAGGAGGGCGGGTGTCTATGAGGGCGGCCACGGGGTGCGACTTAGAGGCGGTCGTACAAATAACCTTTTTCTTGTAAGTGAGTCGCTACATGCTTTGGAACTTTGTACTTTTTACCTGTTTGGAATGAATAATTGTTTCCAGCGCCAATAGTAACCATGTCTAGGTTCTCTGCTACTCGAATGACAACCTGGTCGTCTGCAAGGCTTACGCCCACGCTTTCGATCTCGTCAATTACTGTTGGGTTTTCTGGGTTCTGAGTAAGGTCAACAACTTCAGTCTCATCTTTGTGAGCCTTTGTTTGTGTTGCCATTGAGATTTCATTAGCACGTTCTGCTAATACCTCTGCGTTAGCTGCTAGTAGAGCCTCACGCTGACGCCCTGTAACGTCTGTAACTTTTGCTTTTGCCACGATATTTATTCTCCTGTTAGATTAGTTGGGGTGGGGGAGGGTTTCAAGGCCCTCCCCCCGGTATTAAATTAGTTGGTTTCTGCAATAACTACAGACTGATCGGTGATAAGACCGAGGCCGTAGATAGCGTACCATGCAAGAGCGTGCTCACGACCGAAGTCAAGAATACCGCCGTCACGAAGCTCAACTGGAAGTGAGATAGCGTGACCGAATGCGTTGTCTCCAATGAAGATAGCTGAGTAGCGATCGTTTGAACCGTTACCTGTAGCTGTT